AGAGAGGAAGCCGTCTTCGGAGAGCGAACCTTCAACGGAATCGAAAAATTCCGATCCGAAAGAGATCCGGAAAACCTCTCCTCCCGGAAAGATCGGAGAGGAAACGAAGGTCTTCGATCCTTCGGAGAGGATCGAAAATTTCTTCCGGGTTTCTTCCGCCTCCCTTTCGAGTCTTTCGTCAGGCGTTTCTTTTCTTTCGATTTCGTTTTTCTTTTTCATTTCGAGAAGATTCTCCCTCTTTCGGAGCAAAAAGGAAAGCTTTTTCGGAGGAAAAGAGCAAAAATCTTTCTTCGATTTTTGCTCGATTTTTCTCGACTTCCCGAAAAATATTTCCGGATTTTGAATTTCGCTTTCCCGGAGCAGGAAGGCCGTTTCTCGGGGAGGCGGATTCTTCCTTACCTTGCCCCTGCGCCGTGCTCCGAAAGGCCGGGAGAAGCGATCCTCGCGAACAGTTTTTTTCGACTTTTCTTTCATTTTTCCTTCGATTTTTCTCGACTTCTCCGAAATGATCCGGGTTTTTCGAGAAAAAAAATCCACCTTCCCACAGAGGAGGGGAGGCGGAAGGCGGGAGTTCGGAGGGGAAAGGGAAAAGGGCAAAAAAAAGGGGCGGGAAGCTTTCGCCCCCCGCCCTTTTCGATTTTCGATCAGGCTTTCGCGACCGTCTTCTTTTTCGGAGCGGCTTTCGCTTTCGGAGCGATCTTCTCCGCAACCTCGAAAGGAACGATTTTCGCCCGTCCCAATTTCACGGCGTCGAGAAGATCGAACATCACCCCGCCTTTCGCCCGATATTCTTCAACGGAAATCGGAGCTTTCGCGGAAAACCAGATTTCGTAATTCCCGAAACGAGCTTTCGTCGGATTCGTCGGGTTTTTTTCGATGAGGGAAACGATGAGGAAATCGGCGGGGATTCGCGCTCTTTTCTTCCCGGTGATTTCTTCGGAGGGGGCGACTTTCGGAGCGGCTTCCTCTTTCGCTTTCGGAGCGGACTTCGGAGCGGACTTCGGAGCGGTTTTTTTCGGAGCGGCTTTCGATTCAATTTTCTTTTTCATAATTTCGATTTCGTTTTCGCGGGGGATCTCAGGAACGTCCCTTCCCCCTCGCGATAAAAAGACTTTCGCCTTTTCTGCTCCGAAAGGAAAGCTTTTTCGGGCAAAAATGAAAAAAATAAATCGCTTCTTTTCCTTCGATTTTTCTCGACTTTCTTCAGGAAATCCGGAGCAGAATTGCTTTTTCCCGCTTCTTCCGCTTCTCGCGCTCCTTTCGCGTCTCGTTTGAGCGACTCGAATTATCGGGCGTCTCGAAATTCTCGCGGTTCTCGCCGGGAGCGATTCTCGCAAAACGCAAAACGATTTTTCCTCTTTTTTGCTTTTGTGAAGAATCGCGAGACGCGCGGATTGAGGGACGGAATTCGGGACGGATCGAGAGGGCGGAAACCCTTCTCCGGGAAGGCGGTGGGGTGCAATTCGCTCGCGTCTCGCGATTCTCGAATTTTTACTGAAGTTAGGGGGGAAAGAGAGAAAAAGAGAAAAAATCTAAAAAAGAGAAAAGGGGGGGAAGATTGCGAAAGGGGAGGGACGGAGGGACGAGAGTTCGGGTGACGAGAGTCCGTTGCGCTTCGGGAAAATCGGGTGAACCCCTCCCTTTTGTGGGGGGAGGAAAATGACCGTGAAGTTCACGCCCTTTCGCCCCTCTCTTTCGCCCCTCCTTCAAAATGATTTTCATCCACCCCCTTCCCTTCAAACCCCGCCCTTCCCCCTCTCTCCTCCTCCCCCTCCCCTTTCCTTCAACCCCGTCCTTCAAACGCCCTCCTTCAAATCCCCCTCTTCCCCCTCCCCTTCAAATTCCCTTCCTCCCCCTTCCGCCCCCTCCTCTCCTCCCCCTCCCCTTCAACCCCTCTTCCCTTCCTCCCCCTCCCCCTCGCGCCCCCCTCTCTTCATTCATCCGATGTCTTTCATCGAGAGAAGGGGGTGTTTCGATGTTCGATGTCTTTCATCGGAGAATTTCGAGAGAGCAAAGGGGCGCAGGAAGGAGCAGGAAGGCCGATTCTGGCGGTGTCTTTCAAATATGGGCGGGGGGAAGCGGTGAAAGGCACCGTGGTCTCTGAGGGGGCGTCTCGTTTGAAAGACAAGGGGTGCTGGGGTGAATGAACTTCATCGTGATTTGCCCCCGCCGACCTCCCGGAGGATGAAGGAGCGGCGAAAGGTGGCCGGTTGCCTGAAAATTTACACACCGCCATCCACCCACTTTCAAAGGTTTGTATAGATTCCCCCAAGCCCCTCTCCCCACTCCCCTTCATCATAAGAAAAGACTCGACTTGTCCGCGATCCTTCCCCAGATTCGCTTCCTTCCCAGTCCATCACCAAATCACCATGACAACTAACTAACTCCAAGATGCCTCCTCCAAATGACAAATCCGCAGAATTGCTTAAACGCCAGAAAGGACGTTTGATCAAGGGCGGTGCCTCAAAGTCCAAGACTGCACAGCGCAAGGAGATTGAGGCAGAGACTCGCAGCAAGGCACAAAGGATGGAGGATCTATATGAAGTCCCCCCGGCCTCTGCCATAATCCTTGGGCAGAACAACCTTTCCCTGCTGTCCAAGTCCGGAAACCGCCTAACCACTGGTGCACACATCCGGGTAGCAGAACTCGATCATGACCCCATTGCCTTTGCAGTCAAGGTCATTAAGGGGGAGGCTCTCACCGAAAATCACCCTTTCCTTCAGATCTTGTATGATGTGGCAGCAGATTGCCGGAAGTCAAGAGAGGAGGGCAAGGTTTTGGATGTTGAGAAGATTGTGGAAGACCTTCTGGACAAAGGGCAGATGATGCTTTCTGATTCATGGACTCCATCGAAGCTGCGGCTGGATGCCAACAAAGACCTTCTCAAGTATCTTTACCCCACGCTCAAGGCCGTAGATCATAGCGGCACAGTTAATCACAAGCACACTCACATTGCCATCCTTCAGGCACAAGAAGTGGAAGTCTTCAGGGACACATTCAACGATGAGTATTGAAACTGAATCTGACTGGCTTGAGCCTGATAGTGAACTTGGTGGTCCAAAGTTTACAATGGCTGACCATGATCGCGTAGGCAGCAGAATCCTTCCCCTTGGTGATAGGAATTTGCCGCCAGATGAGGACAACTGGGACTATCAAGAGCAAAGGATGCTCAAACACTTGTTAGAAACTGATCAACTGGCCTTTACAAGATACTTTCTCAAGAAGCGCGATGGCAACAAGTTCATCATGTCTCCTCACCATCGGATCATGGCCGACACCCTTGACAGGGTTTTCTCAGGGGACATCACCCGATTGATCATCAACGTCCCTCCCGGCTACACTAAGACAGAGATGGCAGTGATCAACTTCATTGCTCGTGGACTTGCAATCAACCCAAGAAGCAAGTATATTCACATCTCCTATGCTGACAACCTTGCAATGCTGAATTCCTCCAATGTTAAGGAGATTTGCACAAGTGATGAATACAATCGGCTATTCCCCATGATCTTGAAGGATGATGCCAAATCCAAGAAGGCTTGGTATAATAGCAAAGGGGGCGGCATGATGGCGGTGTCCTCTGGCGGAACTATTACAGGATTCCGGGCAGGAAGGATGATGCCTGGGTTTTCAGGAGCAATGATCATTGATGACCCGATTAAGCCAGATGATGCTTATTCAGAGACTATCCGGAACAGGGTCAACAACCGATTCAACAACACCTTCAAATCCCGTCTTGCTCATGAGGGAGTGCCTATTATCGTCATCATGCAGCGAATCCACGAGGATGACCCTACTGGCTTCCTCTTAGAGGGTGGGACGGGGGAGAAGTGGCACCATCTGCTGTTAGGGGCAGAAGTCTATCCCCCTGGCCAGACTGAGGAGTATCCAAAGGAATACACTCATGGCATTGAGATCAAGCACCAATTGCCTCCTGGCCCACTTTGGGAATACAAGCACACCCTTGAGCAACTGAAGACAATGAGGACATCTGATCCTTACACAACCTCTGCTCAGTATGATCAGCGACCATCCCCTGTTGGCGGTGGACTGTTCAAGGACAACTGGTGGAAATACTATGGCATTGCCCCAAACTATGATTTTTGTTTTATCACGGCAGACACAGCGCAGAAGACGGATGAGGTTCATGACTACTCGGTCTTTGAATGTTGGGCATCTCATGAGGGTGATATCTTTCTGCTTGATCTTATCCGTGGCAAGTGGGAATCTCCGCAACTGAGGATTGTGGCCAAGAGCTTCATCCTCAAGCACTACAAGCCTGGGAATGTTGTTCGTGGGAAACTTCGCTATATGGCAGTAGAAGACAAGGCATCTGGCACTGATTTGATTCAGTCACTGTCTCAAGATCCAGACATCAAGATTCCAATTATTGCAATCCAGAGGAGCAAGGACAAGGTCAGCAGAGCCAATGACTATGCCCCCTACATTGCCTCTGGCCGTGTTCACCTTCCTGCTGAGGCGGAATGGTTGAGCGATTACCTTTTGGAGTTCAGAAAGTTCACCCCAACAATGACGCACAAACACGATGACCAGATTGACCCGACTCTTGATGCTATCCAACTTGAATTGTCCAAGTCAATAGCATCAGCAGGGACATGGTAGGATTTAAACAAACACACATATGAAACCGGAACCACTCACAAATGAGCAGAAAACTGAGATTGCTGGACTTATGGTCATGGAGCGCATTGACATGCTCCAAAGACTGTCCATGAATGGCACAAGCCATGGAGGCAAGCGTGACTTGTATGACATCTTTGGATACAAGCCGCAACTTGGGCCAGCTGATTATGCATTCCGCTTCAAGCGGGGAGACATTGCCGAAAGGATTGTTTCGGCCTATCCTGATGCTGTGTGGAGCAATCCCCCTGAGATCATTGATGATGCTGAGACCCAAGATATGACTGACTTTGAGCAGAAGGTTGTGGATCTGTTCGACAAGATGAAGTTGTGGAGCTACCTCAGACGTGCAGATGTGCTCACAAGGTTGGGCAGATTCTCTGTCTTGCTCCTTGGATACTCTGGAGGATCAGTTGTCAGCGGGAAGCCTAGTGCTGGAGCTGAGATCAAATACCTGATGCCCTATGGTGAGTCAAATGTTCGAGTTCACACATGGGTCAAGGACATCAAGGATGAGCGATTTGGCAGACCTCTCACCTACATGATCAATGTGTGTGATATGAGCCAAGGCAAGCATGCAACTCAATCCACCCCAAACACTCCAAATGGTGGCCGTGAAGTTGAAGTTCACTACACCCGTGTTCTTCACACTGCTGAGGGACTTCTTGACAATGAAGTTTATGGGACACCTGCTCTTGAGAAGGTCTGCAATCGACTCGATGACCTTGAGAAGGTTGTTGGCGGTGGGGCTGAGGTCTATTGGATGAACAGCCGTGGGGGACTCAACCTCAATGCTGACAAGGATGCCAAGATTGCCAACCCTGAGCAACTCACCAAGGAAGCAGAAGACTATGTGAACCAACTCACACGCATCCTGAAGACTCAAGGCATGGATGTGACTCCTATTCAGTTTGCTACTCCTTCTCCGAAAGAGGCAGCTGAGTTGATTGTTTCCCTCATCTCTGGCGCCACAGGCATCCCTAGAAGGATTCTGCTTGGCTTGGAGGAGGGTGAGCTTGCTTCCACACAGGACAATGACAGCTGGTTCACAAGAGTGGATGAGCGTCGCAAGAAGCACAATGAGCCATATCAGGTGCGCCCCATGATTGATCTGTTCATTGAGGTTGGAATGTTGCCCAAGCCCAAGGACGGGAAATACACTGTGAAGTGGCCAGAGCTTGTCACTGCCTCAGAGAAGGATCAGGCAGACATTGCGGTCAAGGTTGCTCAGGCCATCTCTGCATATGTCAATGCTCCCGGAGCAGACCTCATCCTCACCCCGAAACAATTCACTGTTGAGGTGCTCAAGAAGCCATACCTTGAGGCTGAGATTGCAATTCTTGAGGCAGAGCATGAAGAGGAAGAGGCAGCAGCTCTTTTGCTTGAATCTGAAAATGCAGACCTTGACCACGAAAGGCAAAAGGATCTTGATAAGAACAAGCTTGCCATGACGGGAGGCTTGGGAGGCGGTGGAGTCAACAACAAGGGCAACCAAAGGAAGGTTCGCATTTCTGAGCCGGGAAGTGCAAGTCCAAAATCAAAAGCAAAAGCATGAATGCACGAGATGCCACAAAGACGGCAACCCTAAGAAATTCCGCAATATCAGAGTGCAATGCTCGATTTGGAAACCTCTCGCGGGCAATCAAGCAAGCTTTCCCTCTTGTGGAGGATAAAAGCATTCTGCTAACTGTGAATGTGGGACTTCCTTCAGGTGGATCTGACCGCTCTAGGGGGCGAATCTCACGCCGTAGAGCTTCTCTGGGACTCGCGCCCAGCCTCCTCTCCTCCCCCAGCTCCTCGCCCACTCCTGGGCTGAGAATCCCTAGGCGTTACACATTCCAGCGCAGCCCAGAAACCATTCCAGACTTTGAGAGTTGGTTACAAGAGCAAATTGACTATGAAATCCTTCAGCCCACAATCCCAATTGATCAGAAATGGCTTGCTAGCAGAATCGGAGCTGCTTATTCAAAGGGAGCAGCTTCTGCAAGAAATAGCGCAAGGCCAGCTGCCCGGAGGCTGGGAAGAGAGTTGCCTGATTCTTCTCCTTTCCTTAATCGTGCTCACATTGATCGCTCATCTCTAATATTCACTCGAAACTTCAATGGACTTGAAGGCATTTCAGATGCCATGAAGTCAGAGATGAGGCGTGTCATCACTGATGGAGTTCTCAGGGGTCATGCCCCACGGGAAATTGCCAGGAATCTTGAGCAAAGAATCAATGTGGGGCGCGCAAGGGCAAACCGGATTGTGCGCACAGAGATAATTCAGGCACACCAAGAAGCAAGCTTGATTGAGACGGCAATCCTTGAGGCTGAACTTGGCATTGAATTCCAGATGCAATGGCTCACCACAAAGGATGGGCGTCAGCGGGATAGCCACACAACAAGAGATGGGAAGCTCTATTCAAAGGAGGAGGCAAATAGCCTTCTTGGAGAGCCAAACTGTCGGTGTGCAATATTCCCTTACATTGATCTTTCGCGCATCGGAAAATAATTGAAAAAAAAACTCGACTGCTTTTTAATTTTCACCCAACATCCAGTTCATCGTGATCCCTATCCTGACTTTCAACTCTGTATCTATCATTGCTGCTGCTTCAAGAGCAATGGTTGGAAATGTTGAACACATGGTCATCCCCGTCATCGGCATCCGTGAAGGCGTGCTCAATGACGTCTTCTATCCTCACGCTGAGTTGAGTGCTGCTGCACTTGCCTGGAATGGTGTTCCAATCCCGGTATCTCACCCAAAAGATGCAAGCGGTGCATTCGTCACTGCCAACTCCTTGGAAGCAGATGCCTCCCAGAACATTGGCAAATTCCTGAATGTCCACTTTGAGGCCAAAACAAAGGCACTTAAAGGGGAGATGTGGATCAACATCCAAAAGGCCACTGACCTTGGACACAAGAGTCTCCTTGATCGCCTTGACAAGGCAGAGCAGATTGATGTTTCCACTGGACTCTGGACAAACTCTGATGGAATCCCCGGCAACTATCAAGGCAGGAATTACTCCGGATCTGCCACTCACATCATTCCTGACCATCTCGCCATCCTGCCCAATGAAAGGGGTGCTTGTTCCACTGACCAAGGCTGCGGGACATTCATTCTCAATGAAGAGAAGGAAAAGCCTTGTTGCGGGACTTGCGCGGACAAGGAACACAAGGAACACAAAGAACCTGTCGGAATGTTTGGCAACTTTTTCAAGCGCATCAGCACTACCCTAGGCTTCAACGCCAATGAAGTCTCCCACAATGAGCTTCACACCAAGCTTCGCAACCAACTCCGTGTCCAGTCCACTGACAGGTATCAATACATTGTAGATGTCTTCCCAAAATTCTTTGTCTATGAGCAGGATGACCTCTTGTTCAAGCAGCTTTACACTCTCGGCAAAGATGAGTCAGTTGAAATCTCAGGTGAGCCTGAGCAGGTGATCATCAAGAAGCACTATGAGTCAATTTCGCCAAAAATCTCAACCAACGCAAACGCAAACACAAACAAAACAATGAAACAAACGCACATCGTAGCGTTGGCTGCTCTTTTCGCCGCCAACACCATCACTGAAGCCCAACACACCAGCATGCAGGGTCTTCCTGATGATGTGCTGGATGGACTTCTTAAAACCCATGCAGCCCCACCTGTGGTCACCACCCCAGTTGTTGCTGAAGTCACCCCAATCATGGCCAATGAAGATGTTCAGCTTCTTGCTGAACTTCGCAAAGAGCGTGAAGAGCGCACTACTCTTCTTCGTGCCCATGTCAAGCTTCATTGCAAGCAGATCCCTGATGCAGTGGTTGACACCATGACCATCAATCAGCTTCAGGCAACTGCACAGGGCATCCCTGCTGCAGCCAACATCACCGACTACAGCCTTTCTGGCGGTGCTCCTGTCCTTGCTGCCAACAACCAGGAGGCAACAAAGTATGTTGCCCCTTCCATCCTCCTTGCCCCTGTCACTGCACAGGCATAATCCTCTAACAACAACAAACAACACAACAAACCAAAAATATGAAGACACGTTCAGAAACCATCGTGCTCGTTGGGATGCCAACACGGAAAGAGGACAGAGCAATTGCTGCTGTGTCCCCTGGACATGTTGTTGTTTACAGTGGAGCAGGAATCATCAAGCGGGCAACCGCTGCTGTCCAAGGCGCAAAGGCAATTGTCTTTGAGAATGAACTGCTTGGCAAAACCATCCTTGATGCCTATGCCATTGGCGAGAATGTCTATTATGGCGTTTTCAAAGCTGGTGATCGTGCCCAAGTGCGCGTGCCTGCGGGTGCTGCTGCAATCATCAAGGGAGACTCCCTTGAGTTTGATGCCACTGGTTGCTTCCGCAAGCTTGCTTCAGGAGTTGCAGTGGCAATTGCCAACGAAGCTCTCAACAACTCCGCAGGTGGAGCTGAGGCATTCCTCACCGTTGAATTCCTGTAATTCAATCCAAACCGAAACACCTTACTAAAACAATAAAGTGAAAGCAAATATCCTCAAAGCAAACTCCCAAGAAGCAAACGCACTCTTGGCCTCCGGCAACAACATCCGTATCAACCCACAAACCGGACAGCTGGAAAACATCATCAACCCTGGTGACACCCTTGAGCAGCGTTATGCTGCAAATGGGCAGCTCATCGTCAATGCCACAACCCTCCGGCATGAGGAAGGCGTTGTCTGGGACAACACCCTGATTGAAGTTGGTCGTGCCCGTCTCAACGGCATTGCTGACTTGACCAAGCGTGGCCTTGTCAAAAACCTTGGTGGCCTTGGCACCATTATCTCGATGTGGGAACGGTCTGGCGACATGACTGGTGCACAGATCGACATGGATGGCCGCACAGTGTCTGAAAATGACCGTGTGACCTTCGATGAGACTGGTGTGCCTATCCCGATCTTCCACAAAGCGTGGGAGCTTGGTGAGCGGGTTGTCCTTGCCTCCCGCCAGCGCGGTGAGAGTCTTGACACCACTCAAATGCGCATGGCTTCCAAGGTTGTGATTGAGTCGATGGAATCAGCACTCTTCAATGGTGTTGCCAACCTCACAGTTGCTGGCCTCTCCATCTTTGGCTACACCAACCATCCTTCCCGGAACACTCACACGCTTGTTGCTGACTGGACGGTTGACGCTGGAGGCGACATCATTGCTGATGTCAAGGCTATGCTCAACCTCCTCCTCAATGACTACAAGTGGGGTCCATATGTTCTTTACGTTGCTAAGGACATCAGCATCAACCTTGAGTCTGATTACTCAGCAGTCAAGGGAGAAGGCACCATCAATGACCGCATCCTGAAGTTCAAGGACATCAGTGAAGTCAAGACTGCAGACTATCTTGCCAACGGCAATGTGCTCCTTGTCCAGATGGACTCTGAGACTGTGGACATTGCAGTTGCACAGGATCTGAAGAACCTTACGTGGAACATCCACCCTCTTCAGACTCAGTTCATGGTTATGTCTGCCATGGCTCCCCGCATCAAGGCAGACCGCAATGGAAATTGCGGAATTGTCCACGGCTCTTAATCCATAATAGCTGACCAAACAATCCAAGGCCAGCAACTCAGATATGGGTTGCTGGCCTTTTCTCCAACAAAGCGAAATCAAGAAAATGAAAAAACATACATTCATCATCAAAGAAGGCCAAAAAGGAATTGGCAAAGCAGAAGCAGGCGACAAAGTGCTGCTCACCAAGAAGCAAGCAATTGCATTCCGCGACAAACTTCAGCTCACCCCAGAGCAGAGAGTCCAAATGGATGAAGATGCAATCCCTGCAGGCTTCCGTGTCCCCAATGCAAATGCTATCCCGCCTAGGCAAACGCTTGTCGCCTCCCCTCCTGTGGAAGGTGAAATGCCTCCTGAAGGAGAGCCAGGTGGAGAGGATGACCTGAAACTAGGCGATTCTGGCAATGAGAGTGGGGTTTCCTCCCCACCGACTGGCCCACCCGTGGGAGCGACCAACCCTACTGGCCCACCAACCTAGGCCACAACCCTCACACAACCAAAAGCCATGGCCTCTCCCACTCCAGAACAAGTAAAGAACATCCTGCCACCCGGATCAGATGATGTGTCCCTTGACTTGTTCATCCTCAATGCAAGGTTAATTGCTAGCGAGGATTTGGAGGGGAAAGGCATGAGCCCAGAGCGTGTTTCACTCATTGAGCTTTATCTGTCTGCTCACTTTGCCATAATCTCAATTGGCGAGTTGACAATGAAAAAGATCGGAGATGCAACTGATGACTATGTCAAGGTTCGGTTGTATGATGGGTTCAGAAGCTCAACATTTGGACAGCAAGCAATTGCACTCGATACATCAGGGACTCTGAGAGGAACTGGTCAAAACCCTGCAACATTTGAACTGTTGACATGAAAATTGCAGCAAATCAAGTCTGCACACTTTGGACATCTGATTCCAAAGACAAGGAGGGGTCGCAAGTTTTTGCTGCCCCTGTAGAATTTCTATGCAGGTGGGAAGACAGAGCACAGAAGTTTCAGGAGATTGCAGGCGATGAGCGCATTTCCACCACCATAATTTACACCCAAGACTACAACTTGATTTCAATTGGTGACTTTGTCACAGAAGGATCAAGAAACTCTTTCCTTCTTTTGAATGCATCTGTTGCCAAGAAACAACAGATTGCAACTGATCTCAGCATCACCTTGGCAGCACTCAATGTTGCACTTGCTGCAGATGCTGAGATTGCAGGACTCAACTACCTTTTGGCAATAGACAGAACACACCCTTTAATCCGTGAAGTCAGAGCAAAAAACAGAGAGAAGTCTGTAAATGCAACTGAGCAACTTGTGAAGATATACTGCCAATGATCAGGAAGCGGATATCAGGAGGCAATCAAGTGATGAAGAATCTCAATCGTGAGATTTCAAGGATCAAAGGAGCAACAGGCATCGGCCTCAGACTTGCAGCTACAATTGCCAAGATTGCATCCATGAGGAGGACTCCAGTTGACACAGGGGACTTGAGGGGAAGCCATTATGTTTCTCAGCCAGCCTCCTCTAGAGGCAAGGTGACTGTTGAGGTAGGCGTCATGAAGCATTATGGCGTTTATGTTCATGAGGATCTGACAAAGACGCGCAAGACAGGGGAAGCAAAGTTTTTAGAAAAAGGAATCGCTGAAAAGACAAAGGACATGCTTGAGGTGATTCGCAGAACTGCAAGGATAAGATGAAACCAGCATCAGAAATAATTCTTGATCTCATTGACAATGACAGCCCTGACTGGACTGCCACAGAGAATGCATTCTTTGGAGCTGAACCCGATGAGCCGATCAACTGCTTGACTTTGTTTGATTATGAGAGCTGGGTTCAAGACCCAAAGCTGAATTATGATATGGATCATGTTCAGGTGCGCATAAGGGATGCAAGCTATAAATCAGCTTGGACGAAAATAAATAATATTAAGCTTCTCTTGAATGGAATTAGCCCTTTTAATTCTGGGGATGATGAAGTTGGTGGAATCTGGATCCAGGTGCCTCCCATGCCAGTTGGCAGGGATGCAAAAGGACACCACATATTCACAATGACGCTTCGTGTTTTGATTGTAAGATTTGAAAAAGGAAACCGCCAATAAAATAAAAATATGTCCGGAAAAGCTGCATACATAAAGAAAATCCAAGTCTCAGTGACTGGTGCCAATGGCACTTGGAAAAACCTCCCTGCTACATCCCCCTCTCTTGAGATTGGCGGTGATGTGCTTGACGACACCAGCATCATCAATGAAGGATTCCGTTCAAGGATTCTTGGACTCCATGACTTCAGTGCAAGTGCAGACTCCAACTGGGATCCAACCAATGAAGGTCTTCCCCTTGTTCGTGCTGCCAAGATGAATCGCACACCACTCTTTGTCCAGTATCTGCCTGATGGCACCCACACTCATGGAGTCAAGGGTGCATGCGTGGTGGAGACTTACAACCATGCTGGTGATGTGGGTGACCTTGAAACAGTCTCCATCTCTCTCCAAGGCAATGGTGCACTCTCCGCATCAACTGCAAGCGCATAATCCAGCGCACAAACAAGCGCACAACCAACCAAATATATGGCAGGGAAAGCAGCATACAAGGCACTGATAAAGTCAACAAGCATTGCGCCTGTTGCCACAATTGATGAGCCTCTTGAGCCAGCACCAGCCAACTTGGTGATTGGGGCAGTCACTTACTTTTCATACAGGGTCACTGATCCTCTGAAAAGAATAATGAGCATCAGCGGTGGCATCTCCACCAATGTTGCAAATGTCATATTCCGGGTTGATTGGATTTCTGGCACAATCCACTTTGTGACTGAACCTGTTGGAGGGGTGGAAGCAGACTTTGAGTTTTTCACTGCCAGTGAAGTTGTTGGGGCAAACTCCTATTCCATGGACATTGGCGGTGACGTCCTGACAGACACAAGCTTCAGCTCTGCCAGAGCCAATGGAGGCTTCCACACCCGCATCCTTGGCCTCGGGGATGTGTCAGTGTCAATTGACCGCTTCTCTGACTATGGTCAGATCTTCCTCAACTACAAGCGCAATCGCGAAAGAGTCTTGGTTGAGATCACTCCCGGAGGAGAAGACTGTGGACCATTTGGCGGAACATTCCGTGGATGGTTCATTGTTGAGACTGATGGATTTGCAGGTGATGTGGGTGACCTTGAATCAGAATCAATATCTTTCAACCTGGATGGACGTTTTCAAGACGCCTTTGTATTCATCCCCTGGGAAGCATAACTCTCCAAACAAACTAAACTAAATTAAATGAGCAACACACAGCAAACAAGCAAACAAGACTTGCGCAATGGAATCCTATCCCGCAAGCATCAATTCAAGCGCACCAAGGTAGTCGATGCCCAGACTGGGACAGAGTATGAAGTGTTGCAGCCTTCCATCGCAGAGCGGTCAGACCTTCGCAAGTTGGTCACCAAGACAACCAAGGATGGAATTGAATTTGACTTCTTCAAGTTCATCACCATGGCAGCAGTCCGCTTCACAGTTGTCCCCGGAACCACCGAAAGGGTGTTTGAGGATGAGGACTATGATGCCCTCACAGCTTGCCCTCCCGGTGGGATTGTGGATCAACTCTCTGAAGCAGCTTCTGAACTCTGCAACGTTGAAGAGGAAAAAGAAGAAGCAAAAAAGCCTTAAAGATAAACATCGATAAACTCAAGATCATATCCATGGCAGTCGAGTTGAATCGACTGCCATGGGAAGTTGGAGAGTTGAGCGTTCAAGAATTTGTCGAGCTTGAAGTGTTCTTTGAGATGCGAATGGAAGCCAGAAAGAAGGATGCTGCAAAGACAAAGCAAAACCAACCAAAACAAAGGAGAAAAAGATAAATGGCTCTCAATCTAGGATCAATGTTTGCGTGGATAACTGCGGACACATCTGGCCTGGATAAAGCAGAAAGGCGCATGGGTCGCTTTGTTGGCAACACCAACAAAGGATTTGGCAGTGTTGGTGCCGCTGCAGGCAACATGGGTAGAATCCTTGGTGTTGCCATTGGAGCTGAGACCATCAGAAGGGCGGCAAACCTTGCAGATGAATACAAGGGTGTTCAATCGCGCATCCGAAATGTCACCAAAGAGCTTGGCACCTATGAGGCTGTCCAGAAGAGAGTCAATGCACTGTCGATGGATTCCGGAGCTTCCCTTGTGGGGTCAGCAAGTCTCTTTGCAAACATCAATCGCGGTTCATCTGAGACAGGTGCAACACAGAAGCAGGCACTTCAACTCACAGACACCCTGAACAAGCTTGGTGTCATCTCTGGCGCAAACAATGAGCAGATGAAGAACGGCATGCTTCAGTTTGGTCAGTCTATGGCTGCTGGTATTGTTCGTGCAGAAGAGTGGAACTCCATCATGGAGAACATTCCAGAGGTTGGTGTCCGCATTGCCAGAGGTCTGGGCATGTCTGTGGGGCAACTCAGGCTGATGGTTCTTGATGGCAAAGTGCTTTCTAAAGATGTTTTTGCTTCCCTGCTGAAGCAGTCTGACCAGATCAATTCAGAGTTTGCAGAGATGCCAACTCGTATGGGTCAAGGCTTTGAGGCTGCAAAAACAGGCTCTATGATCTTCTTGTCCCAACTTGACCAACAACTTGGATTGACCACAGGAATCGGAAACATGTTCAAGAGCATTGGTGCCTATCTTGCTAATGATTTCAGTGCCCAGATGTTTGCCATCTATGATTACACCATGAGGATTGTCAATGGCTTTGGAGATTGGCAAACTATATTGCACAACATAAATGCAATCTATTCCTCCCTGGGAGGCAGTGCTTCAACATTCAGCGAGTCCCTTGGTTATGCACAGACAGTGTTTGGATTCATTCTTGACAGCCTAGCCAAGATGGGGCCAAACATCCGACTCCTCATGCAGATGACAAAGATGTGGGTTGCAGAATTTCTGATCCATGCCATGCAGGCCATCCAGACTTTTCAGGGTGCCATGCAGGCAGCATGGGAGTTGATCAAAATGTGGGGAGCTAGTGCAGCTGCTTTCATTGCAACTGCATTCCAAGGGGTTGTTGAAGGTCTTCTCAGCGGCATTCAATCTGCCATGGGAGGCATCGGAGATGCAGCAGGTTTTCTTGGCTTGGACAGCATGTCTGAAAGCCTTAAGAAAGCAAACAAGGGCATGGAAGAGGCAAAGAAGCATGTCCGTGGGGTTGCAGATGAATGGGAAAAGACTGCAAAAAAGAGCTCAGCAGCAATTGACAAGCTTGGCAAAAAGAACAATGAGCAGAAAGCTCACACCAAAGTAAAGCTGGAACTTCTTGAGCTGGAAAAAGACAAAGTGGTTGAGCTTTATGATTTGGAGTTGAAGGGAATAAACTCTGCATCTGCAGAAAGGAAGAGGGCATTCAAAGAGCAACAAGACCTTCGCAAGGAGAATGAGGCATCTGCTCAGGCTGCATTTGATGGGGAGAAGCAAAGGGCTGCTGCAGAGCCAGCTGTCAAGGCAGCAAAGGCAAAGAAGGCAAAGGCACCAAAGGCAGACAGGACAAGGGAAGATGCACAGTTTAAGCTTGACTCTCTAGCTCAGTCTCTAATGACAGAGCTTGAGTTGGAGCAGCAGTATTATAATGAATCTCTTGCAGCTCTCAACCAAGCAGAAGCTCTGAAGCTTGATTCAATAATCCCATACCATGAACTTCGTGAAAGGATGGAGGAGCAGCACCAAGATGCACTCCTGCAGATTGAACGCTCAAGGCTGGACAAGAAGCTAAATGCATGGGGAGACTTCTTTGGCAATCTTTCAAGCCTTCAAAACTCTGAGAGCAAGAAGCTGGCATCCATCGGGAAAGCTGCTGCCATGACTCAGGTGTTGATTGACACTGCTCGTGCCGCAATGTCCTCCTATGCCTATGGAGCCAGCATCGGTGGGCCATACCTTGGCCTTGCCTTTGCCGCTGCGGCTGGGGTGGCAGGAGGAGTCCAGCTAGCTGCCATCCGCTCTGCCAAGGCCACAGGGGGAGAGGTCGGGATGGGCGGGATGTATAGGGTGAATGAGCAAGGTCCAGAGATGCTCACAAGCGGTGGGCAAGACTTCTTGATGATGGGAAGCCAAGGAGGCAAGATCACGCCAAACTCTGACCTAGGATCAGGCTCAGGCAAGGTTGAGATCAAGGTCAATGTGATCAACCTCCCTGGACAGACAGCAACAGTTCAACAGAATGGTGATCGTGAGATAACAATTCGCATGGCAGTTGATCAGGCCAAGAAGGAGATTACGAGTGAGGCAAGAACAGGAACAGGAACAGTGACCCCAGCAATACTTGCAGCAGGTGGAGTTCAAAGGAAAGCATCATGATCATTTACCCACTCAACATGCTCCCGCCTCCACTCATCATCATGAGTGGAGCCACAAACCCTGTCTTGGCCACAACACAATTTGAGATTGCTGTTAGGCAGAGAGAGATATATTCCTATGCAGAGCAAGACATGTCCCTTCAAATCCTCATCAATGACTTCCAGTTTGAATTCTTCAAGAGTTGGGTAAAGAATGTCCTGAAGTCGGGCAGTCTGAGCTTCCAGATTCCTCTCCCTGGTGTTTCAGGAATTAATGTTTCAGAAATCAAGATCCTGAATGGCACACTTGACTGGGCAAAAGATTCAGACCTCTGGAGGGTTTCTTTCAATGCAAGGCAAGAGAATCCAATCCTTGGAGCAGTTGGAACAGTGGAGTTTTTAGCTTCCCTTGCAGATGGGAATGAGGAAGACTTCTCTTCAATGGCTGACCTCCTACACCTTCAACTGAATAGCTTTTATGGCATTTCAACTGACAGCCCTTTAATTGCATCATTTATCAACGCTCACAATTAAATGTATACATTCACTGAAATTGCTGCAAAGATAGCAAAGTTGTTTCTTGCAACAGACAAATACCATGATATTGTCAATGGGCCAGACAATGCAACTGTTGTGGTCACCTCAGGCACTCTGCCAACGCTTGCAAAAACAATCAAAGATTTCCTCGAAACAAACCTCCAACGGATTGTTGACTTGGAGGATTTTGCTGACAATGATACCATCCACACTCACCAAGCACAATCTCTGACCATGGCAAAGAAGAAACAAGCTGCTGTGAACATGGGTTATCCTTCACATTTAAATGAAGCTGCAGCCAACACAGCTATGGCAGTTATAGGCCAGCCATACTTTAACGAAACTCTTGCACGAATCCAGAACACAACCTCAGCAGTCTAACCTATGAAAACACTTATTGCATTTCTCACTCTTTCCATTGCATCCTGCGGCATAGCAACCGCTCAGTCCACTGCTGCTGCAATCACCAACAGCAGGCTGGAAAACATCGACACTGAGACTGAGAGGGGGATAGCAACCGCCAACCTCGGCATCACCGCATTCATGAGAACAGTCATGGATGATGTGACTGCAACTGCCGCCCGTGCAACCCTTGGTGCTGCATCCTTATCAGACTACAACACCTTTGCAGGGGACACAAGCACAGCACTGTCCAACCTGAGTGCTGCGGACGGTTTGGAAGCTACAACACGATCTAATGCTGACATCGGCCTCAGCAACGCAGTCGGCTTAAAACTCAACACTGCATCTCCTCTGTTTACAGGCATCCTTTCTGGACCACTTGGTGTTGTCAATGCACCATCTTACACATTTGCTGGAGATTTGAACACAGGTGTGTGGAGTCCAGCGGCGGATACGATTGCGGTATCCACTAACGGCGTGGAAAGGATGCAGGTCAATGCGACAGGCTTAGGCATCGGTGCAAGTCCGACACACGCACTGACTATTACCAGAAGCGACTCTGGAGCAAACCCAGCCTCTTTTGCATTCAGCAACCCTGCAGCTGGTGGTGGCACTGGATACATGGGTTTTTCTGCGACTGGAGCAGATATTGGAGCAGGCAAGTTCTTTTTCTCGGATCTCGCCGACTATAGATTTGTAATTGATCAAGCAAACGGGAATGTAGGTATTGGCACTGCTTTCCCATCCCAAAGGCTTCAAGTGTCTGGGAACATCCTTGCAAGTGGAACAGTCACTGGAACAAACCTTGTTTACACCACCGGAGCGCAGACTATTGCTGGAGCGAAAACCCTGTCTGGCCAGACGCAACTGACAGGCCAATCTCCAACAGATGCCAATAGCGTAATGACACGAGGAATGAGCTTAACAGAATTGCCATTCCGGCTGTGGGATCACTCGACCATTGAGAGCTTCAATTTCGCGGGCGGAACCAGCTCTGGTGCAGGGTCTAGCACTTTCAGATCTGGCAGTGCTGCCGGAGGGTGGGCACGGAACAACATCAGAGATATTATTTTCAACTCCAATGCTTCTGGCACGCAACAGATGCTTTGTGCCACGCCTCTAAGCATTGCAGTGACTGGTGCATTTGAGTATTCAGCAAATGGCTCAGTCAGGATTGTGATGGGCGAGCTAATATCTGTCAGTGGCACTGCTCCTCCTGCAGCCAACGCGAATGCTTTTACTCAGAGGGGATTTGGGTTGGAGCTATTTTGGTCTGTGGCAAATGCACGGAAAGAGATCCGCACGATTGCGCACAATGGCACTACATACACAGCTGGCACAGGAGTTGCATTCGCCGCAGGGTTTGCTAATGACGTATCCCTCATTGTGACATCTGATGGGCTAGGCAATATCAAAGCTTATGGTGCGGGCATCGGCACCCGACCAGCATTGCTTGCTACTGGCACAGGTGGCCCAACTAGCGGACGTTATGGCCAATACGGAGCACCATCCATCATCTGTGTGAACCACTCGTCAACCGCAGGCGGGGAGGGGTTTGCACAACCTCACCGAGCATCGTTCACAGCAGGAATAGTCCCTTGATCTTAGTTGATCAAATAAAAATCATGAAAACGTCACTAATATACGAACCTACTCCTAAAGAGTCCCGCCGCCAAATCCGTGAAGGCACCATCCTCGATGTTGCTGAAGCTGTGAACAACCTTGTCCAAGTCATGTGCTCTGCCCAAGATAAATTCTGGTCAGCGGAACCTATCCAACTTGCTGAGGACTTGAATGAAGACCTTCCATCTGCCCTCGCACTCATGGCAGCTAACACAGCACTTGCGGCCACTGCAAACGCATCGCTGGATTTGCTCAAACTCAGCCGATACAGCAAGCGGGTGCCACTCGAAATCGGCAACCCGGACATCGCCTTTGACGGCACTGCGTTCGTTTACACAGAGCCTCCGATCATTGAGCCTACACCATTGGGGGATCTGTAGCCATGCCCGAAGTCATCGCAATAATCATCATAGCCATTGTGGCGATTGCTATCTTTCACTTTGCCAAACAGCCATGAACGAACTACACACAACAGCACACACAACCATCAACGGACTGATTGGGATGGCCTCCTCTACATTTGCAGTCATAACAACATTCCAGGATCAACTAGAATGGGGGGTGCGGTTGGCTGGCGGGATACTAGGGATACTTGTTGCCCTGATCACAATCTACAACCTCCTCAAGAAGAAAAAATAGATGAAATTCAGAAATGCAATAGTAACCTTCACAGGGCACGGACAATCAGACCTTCATCGAAGCTCTTTTGAGGATGG